CGCGGATGGGGCAGATCGAGGCGCAGATCGCGCGGCTCAATGAAGAGCGCCGCCGCCTGAAGGCGAGCGCGCCGCTGATCCGGGGAGGCCGAATTACGTGAGCGTACGGGGGGGCACGGCATTGCTGGTGGCAGTGGGGCCGGAGACGGCCAAGCAGCAGCTGCGCGAATGGTTCACGGCCAGCGAGCTGGCAGAGCAGGCCTTGCCTGGCCTGCCGGGCGACAAGCGCTCGATCAACCGACGTGCCAGCGAGGAACGGTGGGAACTGCGGACCGATTCCGCTGGTGCGCCGCTGGCGCGCAAGCGTGTCGGCCGGGGCGGTGGAACCGAGTTCCACGTTTCCCTGCTGCCCGGCGCCGCGCGCCTGGCGCTGGCGGAGCGCGGCGTCGCGCCGAGCGTGGCGGAAGCCGCCGCCCCGGCCGTGAGCGCGCTGTGGACCTGGTACGAGGCGCAGAGCGACGCGATCAAGGCCGAGGCCATGCGCCGCGCCTGCGCGATCGGCGACGTGGAGCTGCTCGAGCAGAGCGGCATGACCCGCACGGCCGCTGTCTCGCAGATTGCCGGGCGGGTGGGTGCATCGGCCGCCACCGTGTGGAACTGGCTGGGTCTCGTCGACGGGGTGAGCCCCTCCGACCGGCTGCCCTCGCTCGCCCCGCGCCGCCGTGGCGGCGGCGCGGAGGCCGAGATCAACCCGCTGCTGTGGGAGACCTTCAAGGGCGATTTTCTGCGCGATTCCGCGCCAACGCTTGCCATCTGCTACGCCAAGGTCCGCGCCCTGGCTGAGGCGAGAGGCCTCTCAGTACCTTCCGAGAAGGCCTTCAGGCGCCGGGTAGAGCGGGAAATCCCGAAGGGCGTGCTGCGCCTCGGGCGGGGCGGCACGGAGACACTGCGCCGCTCGCTGCCTTCGCAGCAGCGCAGCGTCGAGGAGTACCACGCGCTCGAACTGGTCAACATGGACGGCCACAAGTTCGACGTGTTCGTGATCCCGCCCGAGGGCGGCAAGCCGATCCGCCCGATCATGATCGGCATCCAGGACGTGATGAGTCGCAAGCTGCTCGCCTGGCGCATCGGCACCCAGGAGACGGCCGGGCTGACCCGCCTGGTCTTCGCCGACCTGTTCCGCGACTACGGCATCCCCCGCAAGGTCTTCCTCGACAACGGCCGGGCCTTCGCCAGCAAGTGGATCACGGGCGGGGCGAAGAGCCGGTTCCGGTTCAAGATCGTGGACGAGGAGCCGACGGGCCTGCTCACCGCGCTGGGCGTCGATACTGGCTTCACGCTGCCTTATCGCGGCCAGTCCAAGCCGATCGAGCGCGCCTGGCGCGACCTGTGCGATTCCGTTGCCAAGTGTGCCGCGTTCGACGGCGCGTACACCGGCAACAACACGGTCAACAAGCCGGAGAGCTATGCCAGCAAGGCCGTGCCGTGGGAGGTCTTCGTCGAGGAGGTCAATCGCGGCATCGCCTTTCACAATGCTCGCCAAGGCCGGCGCACCCAGACCGCCCACGGTCGCAGCTTCGACGAGGTATTCGCCGCCAGCTACGCCGCCGCGCCGATCGCCAGGGCCACGCCCGAGCAGATGCGCCTTGCCCTGCTCACCGGCGAGAACCTGCGCGTCAACGGACAGACCGGCGAGATCAAGTTCATGGGCAACCGCTACTGGTCGCCGTTCTGTCAGGACCTGCATGGCCAAAAAGTCACCGTGCGGTTCGATCCGGAAAACCTGTGGCAGCCGCTGCATGTCTATGACCTCAAGGGGCGTTACCTCGGGGCGGCCGACGACATGGCAACCAGCGGGTTCGCCAGCAGCGAGGAGGCCCGGCAGGCCGGCCGCCTCGTGGCCGACCACCGCAAGGCCACCAAGGAGATGCTGGAGCTGCACCGGCGGATGGACGCCGCGGCCGTCGCCGCGGCCCAGCGCGAGATCGGCGGCATCGCGCCCGAGCTGCCCGAGCCGGCTGCCACCCGCATGGTGCGTCACCGCGGGCAGACCGCCGCGGTGCTGAAGGCGGTACCGGCGCCGGCCGCCCCGCTGCCCAACCAGTCGGAAGGAAAGGTTCTCGCCGCGCTGAGGCTCGTGCCCAAGCCGGCGGAATGAAGGTGCGCGCGGGGCTCGTCTGCAAACCCGCCCCGCGCGCTGTTGCAACAACGTACAACGGAAAGGACCAATACTCATGCATGATCCTGCTGCACACCCCGTCGATGTCGAAGAGCAGCGGCGCTGGCTGATCGACCACAAGGCCTCGACCGGGGCCAGCTGGTCGGAGCTGAGCAAGCGCCTCGACATTCCTGCGGGAACGCTCAGCCAGTTCGGCTCGGAGAAGGGCTATGCCGGCGACAACCGCAAGATCGCCGAGGCCGTTCACCGCTACCGCCAGCTGCTGACCTCGCAGGCCCGGATCATGGAGCAGCTGCCCGAGGTACCCGACTACTTCGAGACGCCGACCAGCTCGCAGATCATCGACATCCTTGGCTGGGCCCAGCGCGGCCGCATTGTGGTCGTCGCCACCGGCGCCGGACTCGGCAAGACCAAGGCCGCCGACCATTTTCGCGCCTGCTATCCCAACGTGTTCAAGTCGACGATGTCGCCGTCCACCGCCGGGGTGAACAACATGCAGCAGGAAATCCTCGCCTCGCTAGGCGAGCGGGACGCGGTCGGTACGCCGCAGAAGCTGTCGCAACGGATCCGCGACCGGGTGAAGGACCTGCGCAACCCGCTGCTGGTCATCGACGAGGCCCAGCACCTCTCGGAGAAGGCGGTCGAGGAAATCCGCTCGTGGCACGATGCGGTGGGCGTCGGCATCGCGCTGATGGGCAATATCAGCGTGATGCAACGGCTGGAAGGCGGTGCGCGCGCACCGGCCTATGCCCAGCTGTTCAGCCGCGTGTCGATGCGCCTCGTGCGGACCAAGCCGCTCGCCCAGGACGTGCAGGCCCTGGCCGACGCATGGTCGATCGGCGATCGGGCCACGCTGGAAAAGCTGACCCACATTGCCATGACGCCGGGCGCGCTACGCGGGGCGACGATGGCGCTCGAACTGGCGTCTATGATGGCGCGCGGCGAGTGCAAGGTGCTCGGCGCCGAGCACCTGCAGGATGCCTGGGCGATGCTCTCGCAGCGGGCGATGGCGGCATGACGGCGGCCTGGCAACCGGCGCTGCACCGGGAGGCGCAGCAAATGGCGGGCCTGCTCGCCCACCGCCCACCGATCGATGCGGAGATCGTCATCGCGATCGCGCTGCGCGAGTTCGGTGTTGATCGCAACGACCTCATCTCGATCCGTCGGCCGGCTCACCTGGTGAAGGCGCGGGCATTCGTGGTGTGGGCTCTGCGGACGCTCGGCCGGGCGCGCTCCTATCCGGAGATCGCCTGCATCCTCTCGGCCGGTCGACCGCAGGACGCGCGAGATCACTCCGGCGTGATCAACCTGCACCAGAAGGCCATCGCCCTGCGGTTGGGCGACAATCATTTCGCCGACGCGTGCCGCCGGCTCGCCCACCATTATGCCGACACTACGACGCCATGCGCCGCACCCCGGAGGACCCTGCCATGAATGCGCAAGCCGTTTTCGCTCGCCCGGCCCAGTTCGATCCGTCGGCGCAGCACCGGCGCTCAATGATCGCCAAGATCAATGTTGCCCGCTCGCAGCTGGGGATGGTCGAGGATGACTATCGCCAGGGTCTGTTCGATACGACCGGCAAGCTGAGCCTGAAGGACTGCTCGGACGCGCAGCTGGAGCGCATGCTGGGCTGGCTCAAATCCAAGGGCTTTCGCCCGCAGCCCAGGAAGGGCGCCGCGCAGCACCCGATGGCCTTGAAGGCGCGCGCACTGTGGATCTCGCTCTACCAGCTCGGGGCCGTCCACAATCCCGACGAGGCGGCGCTGGAGGCCTTCGCCCGGCGCCAGCTCGGCTGCGAGCGGATGGCCTGGGCGCGCCAGTCCGAGGCATTCCGGCTGATCGAGGCGCTCAAGGCGATGGCCGCCCGGCATGGCTGGCTCCAGCACGATCCGGTCCGGCAGAAGCCGCTGAGCCCGCTTGCCCTGCAATCGAGCCTGTGCGGAGCGATCCTTGCCAAGCTGAAGGACAAGGGCGTCGCCCCGGTCGATTGGGCGCTCCACGAGGCAGCCTGGCGGCTGTGCGGGTTCGAGCAGCCCAATGCCTGGACTGCCGAGGACTACCAGCGCCTGGCAGCGGCCCTCGGCGCCAAGCTGCGCGATGCGGGAGGGGCCAATGGCTAAGCTGACCCAGGCATTCGTGGACAATCGCGGCCAGCTCCATCCCAGCGCACCCGACGCCACCATCTCGGACCTCGCCGGAGTGCTCGGCCGGATCGGCGCGGAAGCCGGGATCACCGGCGGCATCGCCAAGCTGCTGCTGGAGAAGCGCGGCGAGATCGAGCTGGTCTATGCCGAGCACGATGCGATGGTCCGCGCCGCGGAGGCTGGCCTGTGACCGCCTCGTCGGTGCAGATCTCCGATCATGCGCTGGTCCGCTGGATGCAGCGGACCGGCATGATCGATCTCGAGCCGCTGCGCGCCATGCTGGCGGCTTCGATCGAGAAGGCAGCAGCGGCTGGCGAGCTGCTCGGCGTCGCCGAGTACCTGATCCTCGCCGATGGGCTGGTCTATGTGGTGCGTAGCGGCGTGGTGGTCACTGTCGTGAACGAGGACGGCCGCCACTCGCGTGTCCGCGCGCTTTCCGGCCAGCCCCGGGAGCGCGGCTGATGCACAGCGGGACCGAGCAGGGCAGGCTGGCCCTCCATCTCCAGGCGATCCTGGGCATGGACGGATATATTTCCCTGTGCGGCGACCTCGGGGGAACCCGGCTCTACGTTCCGTATTCCTTCAGCGATGAACACGCCGTAGTCGGCGCGGTCGGGCGCGACCTTGCCGACAAGCTCAGCCGGGCGATGGCTCCCGCGACGATCCGCGTCCCGCTCGCCCGGCGCGAGCGGGCGCTTTATTGGCGGGCCAAGGGGCTGTCCGACGCTGCCGTGGCCCGCAAGCTCGGCATGACCGAGAACGGCATTGGCAAGCTGTTCGCCCGCGAGCAGGCCTTGCCAGAGCGACCCGGCTCTGCCAGCAGGGATCGGCAGATGAGCCTCTTCTAGAGTTCACGCCCGCTTCGGCGGGCATATTTTTTGGCTCTCCCCACCCCCATCGTCACCTCATCGAAGGCCGGCGCAATCCCCTGAGCAGGGGCGCGCCGGCCGATTGCGAATGGAGTGTGGCGGATGGGCGCGGGGGGCGCGGAGAATGCCGGGGGCGGCGACATCGAGGTGGTGGGCTATTCGGCCCGCTACCTCGATGCCTTCCGCCACCTGATGGATGCCGAGGGTAGCAGCCGGTTCACCGATGATCCGGTCGACCCGGGCGGCGCGACCAAGTGGGGCATCTCGCTGCGGTTCCTGGCCGCCGAAGGCGCGTTCGATGCGGACGGCGATGGCCGGGCCGACTTCGACCTCGACATGGACGGCGACATCGACGGCGCCGACATTCGCGCACTGACCGAGGCCGATGCCAAGGTGATCTACCTGCGCTGCTTCTGGCAGCCGCTGGCGGCCGATCGCCTGCCGCGTCCGCTCGGAGAGGCGCTGTTCGACCAGGCCGTCAACGGCGGGCGCTCGGCCGCGAGCAAGCTGCTCCAGCGCGCGGTCAACACCTGCATCATGACTGCGCAGCGCGCCGGCACCAGCAACGGGCAGCCGCGCATCGCCGTTGATGGCGCGATCGGGCCGGGCACGTTGCAGGCGGTGGGCTGGGTGCTGCATCATCCCCAGCTCGGCATGCCGGCGATGATCGCCACGCTGCGCGATGCGGCCAAGGAGCGATATCGCGCGATCGTTCGCGCGAACCCGTCGCAGCAAAGATTTCTCAAGGGCTGGCTGGCCCGCGCCGACGCTCTGGGGAGGTTCTCGTGACCTTCTGGGATTGGCTTCATGCGCTCGGGCCCGGCTGGCCCAACCAGCGCGGGTGGTACGCGCTGGCGCTGTTCGTCCAGACCTGCGCAATCCTCCTGCTGATCGCGGTGGTGCCTGCGCTCGGCCGCGACGAATTCTTCAAATCGATCGCCACGGCCATCGTGGTGACGGGTTGGGTCGGCTTTGCCGTTGCCGGCCGCGACAACCGCATCGACCGCGAGCAAGTCGGCGAGGCCCAGCAGCTGGCCAAGGCCGTGCTCGACCACGTGCGCGCGACGACGCCGGCAGGCTCCGGCGGGAGCGCGCCCGATGCTGGCTGATCTGCTGGGCTCACTGGCCGGGCGCGTGCTCGGCGGCGTCTCGCTGGTGGCGTTGGTCGCGCTGGCCGCGCTGGGGCTGCGGCTTCACCACGTCACCGGACAGCGCGACGCGCTGCAAGCCTGGCAGGACGATGTCGTCACCGCCACGCGCGACGCGGCGCACCGGCCCAAGCTCGCCCCGGCGGCCGTCGCCCGGCAGGTCCGCTTTCTCGGCGCCGGCCTCGACCAGGTGCGCGAGGCGATGGCCACGGCCACCGCGAAGGCGCTGGCGGCCAAGCTCGCCCGCGAGGGCACCGACGAGACCAACAGGAAGGTAGCCGACGATGCGGTCCATTCGAACCTTGGCGCGGCTCTGCGCGATACTGACGCCTATGCTCGCGATCACGGCGTGTGCGGCGGACCAGAACGCCCGGCCGCAGCCGATCACGGCGGTGCCGGCGGACCCGATCTGTCCAGCGCCGCCGATGCCCCCCGCGGCGCTGACCGATCCGGTGCCGGACCTGCCCTGGTATCGGTCCCCCGCAGCGCCCTCGACGCCTGCACCACGCTGAAAGTGCGGCTCGACGCGGGGCGCGCCTGGGCGCTCAAGCTGAGCAGCGGGGCCGGCCGATGAGCGATGTCCCCGAGCGCGATGTCGAGGCGGCGGAAGCCGCGGTCGATCGCCAGCGCGAAGCCAGCATCGGCCGGATCCGCGAAGCCCTGCTCGAACCGGGCGAAGAGGAATGCGTCGATTGCGGTCATCTGATCCCCGAGGCACGCCGCCGGGCGATGCCTTCTGCCGACCGCTGCCTGCCGTGCCAGTCCCGTTTCGAGAGGTGCCGTACGTGAATTTGCCTTTGCTCAACCAGTTCCTGCTCGCCGCCTCGCTCGCCATCGGGATCATCAATGCCCTGTGGATCTGGCTCAGCCGGCCGGCCCGCGATCTTTCGGCCCGGATCGCCAAGGTGGCGCAGGACGCCAAGGGCGAAGTCGATGCACTCGCCTCCGAGATGAACGGCCGTGGCGATCGTCACCGCGAGAACCTCAAGGAGCATGACCGGCGCATCCAGCGGCTTGAGGACCAGGTGCCGCACCTGCCGACCCGCGAGGACCTGCACGAGATCGGCAAGGCCCTGACCGCCGTCCAGACCCAGATGGCCGGGATCACCGGCACAGTCACCCGTATCGACGACTTTCTGAGGAACCGCCCGTGAGCGCCGCCTACGAACAGCAGTGCCAGGCTGATGCCCGGCTCGCCATCCTCGCCGAACTGGCCGCCCAGGACGACGAGACCCTCAACAGCCGCAACCTCGCGCTGATGGTCGACCAGGTCGTACCGCGCCGCCCGGTCGAATGGGTCGAAGCCCAGCTCGTCTGGCTGGAAGGTATGGGCGCGGTCTCGCTGCGCCGGTCAGACCTGCCCGGGCTTGGTGCCGTGGCGATCGCCACCCTCACCGCCACCGGGCGCAACCACGTTGAGCGGCGCTCGCTGCTGCCCGGCGTCACCCGGCCGCGGGGCTGAGCGGGATGGCTGGGCCTCGCCAAGACAGCGAAGCCGCCCGGGCCCAGCGCGGGCGCGGCCGGCTGTCGTCGATCGACATGCTGCCCGAGGCGGCGGACGAGGCCATTGCCTGGGCCAATGCCCAGCTGCGCGAGCGCAACATGCCGCAGACCGAGATCCTGCGGACTTTCAATTCCATGCTCGCTGACCACGGCATCGCCCCGGTCAGCGTCGGCGCGTTCTCGCGCTGGTCGATCCGGCTGGCGGTGGAAACGCGCAAGATCGACGCCACCCGGCAGATCACCAGCGCCGTGCTGGCGCGCCTGCCCAAGGGTGAGCGGTCGGACGCGACGATCGCGGCGATCGAGCTGGTCAAGTACCGCCTGGTCGAGCTGATCACCTCGCAGGAGGAGATCGATCTCGGCCTGCTGAAGGAGGCCTCGCTCACCCTGATGCGGCTTTCGGGCACTGAACAGCGTGCGGCCGAGGGCCAGCGCAGGGCGGCGAAGGACGAACGCGAGGCTGCCGAGCGCGAGGCGGAGAAGGCCGAGGCCGAGCGCCGGCGCGAAGCTGAGGCGCAGGAGACCGCCGACACAGTGGAACGCTTCGCCACCGAAGCCGGCCTCTCGGCCGAGCGCGTCGCCGCGATCCGCAAGGGCGTGCTGGGGCTGGCCGGATGAGCTCCTACGATCCCCAACCGGGCGAGGCGGCGGCCATCATGCACAACCTCACCGAACCCCAGCGGCGATCGGTGCGCGACGGCACCACCGGCAAGCGTTGCGGGCAGCTGGGCTACTGGCGGCTCATCACCGCGCTGCGCGCCAAGGGCCTGTTCACCACCGCCGACCGCAAGGACGTGCTCACCCCGCTGGGGCGCGAGGTCCAGGCGATGCTGGGGGCCAATGCATGAAGCTGCTCTCGCCCGTGCTCGCCGAAGTCGCTCCGGGCTACGTCAAGTGGTTCTGCCCTGGTTGCCAGGAGACGCATCACATTCCCGTCGCCGCAGCTCACAACCCGGGCAATAACTGGGGCTGGAACCTCTCGGCCGACAAGCCGACCTTCATGCCGTCAGTCCTCGTCCGCTCCGGCCACTTCTCGCCCCATTGGAAACAGGGCGATGGCTGCTGGTGTGACAAGGAGTGGGGCTTCAAGTGCCACCAGTGCCACGTCTTCGTCGTTGATGGCCAGATCCAGTTCCTCGCCGACTGCTCGCACGAGCTGGCGGGCAGGACCGTGCCCATGGTGCCGTTCCCGATCTCTCGCGACACCCTCGGCGATTCCGATGGTGACGACGGCGCATGACGGTCAAGTCCGCCCTCGCTGCCGGCGCCGCCATGGCCAGCGCGCTGACCGCGCAAGGCGAGGCCGCGCCGATCGCCCCGGTCATGGCGCGCGAGGAGGCGCAGCTGCCGGCCGAGCTGCCGCGCGGGGCGGAGATCCCGGACGGGCTCGATCCCCTCGCCGAGGGCGTGCTCATGCTCCACCAGCGCCAGTGGCTGGAGGACAAGAGCGACCTCAAGATCTGCAAGAAGGGCCGGCGCACCGGGATCACCTTCGCCGAGGCGCTGGACGATACCCTGATCGCGGCGTCGGCCCGCTCGGCCGGCGGCGACAACGTGTTCTACATCGGCGACACGAAGGACAAGGGCCGGGAATTCATCTCCTATGTGGCCCACTTCGCCAAGGTGGTGGCGAAGGAGACGGCGGCGATCGAGGAGTTCCTGTTCGAGGACCAGCGCGAGGACGGCACCTCCAAGCACATCAGCGCCTACCGTATCCGGTTCGCCTCGGGCTTCCGGGTCGAGGCGCTGTCTTCGCGGCCGGAGAACATCCGCGGCCTCCAGGGCGTGGTGGTGATCGACGAGGCGGCGTTCCACAAGGACGTGCGCGAGGTCATCGACGCGGTCAACGCGCTGCTGATCTGGGGCGGCAAGGTCCGCGTGATCAGCTCGCCCAACGGCCTGCTCAACCCGTTCAACGATCTCTACACCGAGGCGCTGGCCGGCAAGAACGGGTACAGCACCCATTTCTACACCTTCTCAGACGCCGTTAAGAACGGGCTTTACCACCGGGTCTGCCTCATGCGCGGCAAGACCTGGTCGCCCGAGGCGGAGGCCGAGTGGGACGCCGGCATTCGCGGCGCCTACGGCACCCGCACTGCGGCGATGCACCAGGAACTGGACGCGATCGATGCCGACGCACAGGGCGCCGCCTTGTCGCGCGTGTCGATCGAGCAGTGCACCGCGCGCGGCGTGCCGGTGGTGCGCTACCGCCTGCCCGACAGCTTCAAGGGTCAGGACAAGCCGACGCGCACGGCAGTGGTCGCCGAATTCCTGCGCACCCAGGTCCGGCAGCACCTCAACCGGCTCGATCCGGCGCGCCGCCATGACGTGGGCTTCGACTTCGCCCGCAGCGGCGACGCCTCCGCACTGGTCGTGCGCGAGCTGGGGCAGGACCTCACCCGGCGCGATGTGCTGGTGATCGAGCTGCGCAACGTGCCGTTCGAGAGCCAGCGCCAGATCGTGTTCTTCGTGCTCGATGCGCTGCCCCGGTTTGGCCACGGCGCGTTCGATGCCACCGGCAACGGCGCCTACCTCGCCGAGGTTGCCCAGCAGCGCTACGGCTTGCGCATTTCCGAGGTGAAGCTCTCCCAGGAGTGGTATCGCGAAAACGGCGTGCCCTATGTGGAGGCCTTCGGCGATCGCACCGTGGTGATCGCGGCCGACGATGACATCGTGCGCGACCACCAGGCGCTCCAGTACGTGGGCGGCGTGATCAAGGTACCCGACGACATGCGCTACAAGGGCGCGGACGGGCTCGACCGCCACGGGGACACCGCTATCGCCGGCATGCTCGCCTGGTACGCCTCGCGGCAGGGCGCGGTCGAATACGGCTATGTGCCGGTAAGTGGCCGTGCGCACGATCCGTGGAACTTCGACGACGAGGACGAGCTGGAGCGTGACACCTTCCACCCGCCGCTGGGCGCGCGCCTGCGCACCGGAGGACTGATCTGATGAGGAACCGTTCATGACCCAGCTGGTCGACCAGTGGGGCCAGCCCCTGCGCCGTGACCTGATGACCCGCGACGTGGGCGGCCCGGGGCTCACCGGGGTGCGCTCCCCGATCAGCGGCTACCCGGCGGACGGGATGAACCCGGCGCGGCTCGCGGCCCTGCTGCGCGAGGCCGCCGAGGGCGAGCCGCTGCAATACTTCGAACTGGCCGAGCTGATCGAGGAGCGCGATCTGCACTATGCGGGCGTGCTTGGCACCCGCAAGCGCAGCGTCGCCCAGATCGACGTGACGGTCGAGGCAGCCAGCGACGATCCGGAAGACGTGCGCCGTGCCGACCTGGTGCGCGAGTGGGTGAGCCGGGACGAGCTGGCCGACGAGACCTTCCACATCCTCGACGCGATCGGCAAGGGCGTGAGCTTCACCGAGATCGTGTGGGACACCTCGGAAGGGCAGTGGCAGCCGGCGCGCCTCGAATGGCGCGATCCGCGCTGGTTCACCTTCGATCGCCACACGCTGCGCCAACCGATGCTGCGCGGCGGGGTGGACGGTGATGCCGTCAGCGAGCCGCTGCCGGCGTTCAAGTTCATCTACGCCCAGGTACAGGCGAAGTCGGGCCTGCCGGTGCGCGGCGGCATCGCCCGGATCGCCGCCTGGGCATGGATGTTCAAGGCCTTCACCCAGCGCGACTGGGCGATCTTCGCGCAGACCTATGGGCAACCGGTGCGCATCGGCAAGTTCCACGAGGGCGCCACCAAGGAAGACAAGGCCACCCTGTTCCGGGCCGTCGCCAATATCGCGGGCGACTGCGCGGCCATCATCCCGCAGTCGATGGAGATCGAGTTCGTCGAGGCGAAGAACGTCACGGCGGGCTCCGACCTCTACGAACGCCGCGCCGACTGGCTCGATCGCCAGATATCCAAGGCCGTGCTCGGGCAGACCACCACGACCGATGCGATCAGCGGCGGCCACGCGGTCAGCCAGGAGCACCGGCAGGTCCAGGAAGACATCGAGACCGCCGACTGCAAGGCGCTCTCGGCCGCCATCAACCGCGACCTCATCCGGCCCTGGATGGATCTGGAGTTCGGGCCCGGGCGCAAGTACCCGCGCCTCGTCATCGCCCGGCCCAAGCAGGAGGACCTCAAGCTGCTGGCCGAGAGCCTCGGCGTGCTGGTGCCGCTCGGCCTGCGGGTCCAGGCCTCCGAGGTGCGCGACAAGTTCGGGCTGTCCGATCCCGATGCCGGTGCCGAGCTGCTGCAGCCGGCGGCGGCAGCGCCAGCCCCGGCCGTGCCTGCCCCACCGCAAGTGGCGCTGCAATCGGCCAAGAGCGATGCGGCCGATCCCGCTGAACTGATCGCCGCGGCGATGGTCACGCCCGGCGGCGCCGCCGTGGACGACATGGTCGGCACGATTGGCGCCATGCTCGATCGCGCGGCCGACCTTGGCGAGTTCCAGATGATGCTGGCCAGCGCCTTCGGCCAGCTCGGCTCCGATGGCCTCGCCAAGGTGCTCGCCGATGGCCTCCTCGCGGCGCGCGCAGCCGGCCGATCCGACCTCGTCGCGGAGAGCGGGGAGGCCTGAAAATGGATGCCGGCAGATTTGCCCCCACAAGCGCACTGGAGCGTCCGGGCGGCCCTGGGGCACCGGAGCAGCCCCCGATCGCCTTCTTAGCCCTTCTCAAACGGCCCCTGGCGGGCATTGAGGGGCGGCCGTGAGCCACCCGTCGAGCCTGACGGGGGTTTTCGCCCAGCCCTTCGCCGAACAGGTTGCGTTCTTCCGGCGCAAGCTGCGCAGGCTCGTCCCCACCCGCCGCTGGGACGACATGGTGCGCGAAGCCCATGACGATGGCTTCATGGTGGCCGGCGCTACCGAAGCCGACCTGCTGACCGATCTTGCCGCCGCCGTAGACAAGGCCATCGCCGAAGGGCGCGGCATCGAGGAGTTCCGCCGCGACTTCCGCGACGTGGTCCGGCGCAACGGCTGGACCGGATGGACCGGCGAGGGCAGCGTCAAGGGCGAGGCCTGGCGCGTGGGCGTGATCCTGCGCACCAATGCCTACACCAGCTATTCGGCCGGTCGCCACGCCCAGCTGCTCGACGGCGACTTCAAGTACTGGGTCTATCGCCACGGCGGCAGCCGCGAACCCCGGCTTCAGCACCTGTCGTGGAACGGCCTGGCGCTGCCGCCTGACCACGAGTTCTGGACCACGCATTATCCGCCGAGCGACTGGGGCTGCAGCTGCTACGTCGTCGGCGCTCGCTCCGACCGGGCCGTGGTCCGGCTGGGCGGCGATCTGGCCAAGACCCTGCCGGGCGACTGGCGCCGCCGCGATCCGAAGACCGGCGCGCCGATCGGCATCGGCAAGGGCTGGGACTATGCACCCGGCGCCAGCGTGTCGCCGCTCGTCCGGGCGATGGCGGGCAAGATCGGCAGCTGGGATCACCGGGTGGCGAAAGCGTTCATGGATGCGCTGCCCGCCGACCGCGCCGAGGCGCTCAGCCAGGCCTACCGGGCGCTGCCATCCACCGCCGACGATGCCCGCCGCTACGCGCAGCAGGTGTTTGCCGGCACGGCCGAGGGGGCCGCCGACATGCGGCCTCTCCCACCGGTGCGCACCATGGGCCTTGTCCCGCCCAGCCAGGCCGAGCGGATCCGCGCGCTGACCGACATCGATGTGACCGGGTACGACTTCACCCTCGACCGCTCGGGCGCCGGACACGTGAAGGGTGAGCATGGACCGGGCAACGAGGTGAACAAGCGGCAACGCCCGGTGCTGGCCGAGGACTTCGCCAGACTGCCGGCGATCCTCTCATCGCCCGATCGCATCGTCCCCAGCGACCGACCGACCGACATGGGCGAAACAATCCTCGACTACGTCAAGTCGATCGGCGGCGAGGAATGGCACGTCCTGGTCGCGGTCAGGGGCACCAAGCGGCGGACGCTTGTCCTCAAGACCATGTACATCAAGGCGGGCGGAAGGTGACGCGTCCCCTGGCTTACGTCCGGAGCGCCTTCCCGGTTATCGGCCGGGCGCCTGGATACGCGTCATACCGGAGCAGATAGCGATGTTCAGCGTCCAGTTCAACGCCGGCCCCTCGCGCGATGCGATCCGCCGCGCTCTGGCCCAGCTCGCCAACCCGGTGCCGATGTTCGAGGAGATCGGCGAATACATGCTCGAGGCCACCCGCCAGCGGTTCATCCGCGGGGAGGCTCCGGACGGATCAGCCTGGGCGCCCAAGCGGCCCTCGACGCTCGAGCGGTACAAACGGCTCGGCTACGGCAACCGCACCCGCCCGCTGATCGGCGCCGGGCAGCGGCTCTCGCGCGAGATCGTCCGCAACGCGACCAGGTCGGGCGTGACGATCGGGTCGGCGCTGATCTATTCGGGCGTGATGCAGGACGGCGCGGCGCGCGGTGCGTTCGGAACCGATCGGCGCGGACGGCCGTTGCCGTGGGGAACCATCCCCGCGCGGGTGTGGCTCGGGATCAGCGCGGCCGACGATGCGGCGATCGTCGATATTGCTGATGAGTATCTGGCAGGCGCGCTGGACGGGGCCGACTAAACGGTCTTGCAATCGGCCGCTACGGCGGCCAACAATCGGCACGCGGGCCAGCCCCGCCTTTCCCGCCCGCTGTGGCGGGCATATTTTTGCCGACCGGGAGCGGGCACATCCGCTTCATGGTTCGCAAATCCACCTCCCAAGCACTGTGTTCGGCCGTCGCATTCGCGGCGGCTGACGCCGTGCCCGAATGGGTCCACCTGCTGCCCGCCGGAGAAATCCGCACGGTCGACGGCCGCGGCCCGTACCGCGCCTCATTGCAGTCGGTGATCGCCGCTTCGCTGGCCGAAGGTCGCAAGCTGCCGATCGACGAGTGCCACGTGACCGACAAGGGTGCGGCGCTCGGCCTGGCAGCGCCGGCCCGCGGGTGGATCGTCGAGTTGCAGTCGCGCGAGGATGGCCTGTGGGGGCGCGTCGAATGGAACGCGTCCGGCCGCCAGCTCATGGAAGACAAGGCCTACGCCGGTCTCAGCCCGGTGATCCTGCATTCGCAAGGCGGCGACGTGCTGCAGGTGCTGCGCGCGAGCCTCACCAACACCCCAAACCTGCAGGGCCTGGTGGCGCTGCATTCGGAAGGACAAGGCATGGACTGGAAAGCGAAGCTGATCGAGCTGCTCGGGCTCGACAGTAGCGCCGACGACGCGGCGATCGAAGCCGCGCTGGCGGCGAAGATCGAGGCCGCGAAGAGCGGCGCGGAAGGCGACAAGACCGCACTGTGTGCAGCCGACGTGCTGGCGCTGCCGGCGGTGAAGGCGCTCCAGAGCGAGGTTGCCGACCTGACCGGCCAGCTCAACAGTCTGCGCGATGATCGCTCGCGTTCGGCCGCGGTGACGTTCGTCGACGCCGCGATCGCCGAGGGGCGCGCCGGGCTCAAGCCGATGCGCGACGAGTACATCGCGCTGCACATGCAGGACGCGGCCCGCGCCGAGAAGTTGATCGGCGCGATGCCCCGCCTGAGCGGCGCCAGCGTGACCGCCGGGTTCTCGCCCGAACAGGGCGGCGGCGGGCTCGATGCCACCGATCGCCAGGTGATGGCCCTCTTCGGGGTCGATGAAGATGCCTATGCCGCCGGCCTGACCGGGCGCGGCCACAAGAAGGAAGCAATCTGATGGCTGCTCTTACCGCTGCTCGCAGCACGCCCGCCGCGCTCGGCGACGTGCGTGAGGTTCCGCTGCCCGCCGCCGGCAAGGTGTACCAGGGCGGCATGGTCCAGATCACCGCCGCCGGCTACGCCGCCTCGGCCTCGGCCACCGCCGCCAACGTCACCATCGGCCGCGCCGAGGAGACCGTCGACAACACCGCCGGGGCCAACGGTGAGAAGCGGGTCAAGGTCCGTCGCGGCGTGTTCCGCTTCGCCAACTCGGCGGCCGGCGATCTCATCGCCCGGACCGAGATCGGCAAGACCGTCTACGTGGTCGATGACCAGACGGTGGCCAAGACCAGCAACACCGGCGCGCGCCCTGCCGCCGGGATCTGTTTCGACGTGGACGCCCAGGGCGTCTGGGTCGAGTTCGCCTGAGGGGTACCCTGACATGATCGTCTCGTCCGACAATCTCAACAAGCTGCGGGTCGGCTATTCGGCCGCCATGCAGCGCGGCATCACCAATGCTGCCAAGCCCGTGTCCGGCCGGGTGGCCACCACGGTGCCGGCAACCCAGAAGGAGCAGCGCTACGGCTGGCTGGGCAAGCTTCCGAAGATCCGCGAATGGATCGGCCCGCGCGTGATCCAGAACATCTCCGAGAGCGATTACTCGATCAAGGAGAAGAAGTTCGAGCTGACGGTCGGCGTCGATCGCGACGACATCGAGACCGATAACCTCGGCCTCTACAACACCTTGTTCGAGGCGATCGGCGAAGCCACCGTCCTCGATCCCGAGCAGCTGATCTGGGACCTGCTGAAGAACGGGTTCACGACCAACTGCTACGACGGCCAGTTCTTCTTCGACACTGACCATCCGGTGATCGACGCCGATGGTGCCACCGTCAACTCGGTCGCCAACACCGATGGCGGCGCGGGCACGCCCTGGTTCCTGCTCGACACCAGCCGGGTCATCAAGCCGCTGATCAAGCAGGTCCGCCGCGATTTCGGTGACATCGTTGCCCGCGACAAGGTCACCGACGACAACGTCTTCGACCTCAACGAATTCCGCTACGGCGTCGATGCCCGGATGAACTTCGGCTACGGCTTCTGGCAGATGGCCTGGGGCTCGAAGCAGACGCTCGACGCCGCGCACTACGAGACCGCGCGCGCCGCGATGGCGAGCTTCAAGGGCGATCACGGCCGCCCGCTCGGCATCAGCCCGAACCTGCTGGTCGTGCCGCCGTCGCTGGAAGGCGCCGCCCGCAAGATCCTCCAGTCGCAGCTGGTCAACGGCGGCGAGAGCAACCCGTGGGCCGGCACCGCCGATCTCCTGGTTGTTCCGTGGCTCGCCTGACGGAGCGCGCGGACATGGCCCGAACCCCCAAGGCTGAGGCCGGAGCGACTGCTCCGGCCGATGCCGCAGCCGAGCAGGCCGCAGCCGTTGGCGCGCGGGTTCGCGTGCGGACGGTCAGCCAGCAGCCCCGGCGCCGTGCCGGCATCGCCTTCGGCGCCGAGCCGGTCGTGCTTGTCGTCGCCGATCTGTCGGACGAGCAGGTGGCGGCCATCATCGACGATCCGCTGCTGATCTCCGAGCTGCACGAGGGTGATCAGGGTACCGACTGATGACCTACGCCACGCTTGCCCTTCTCACCGATCGCTACGGGGAGCGGATGCTCCTCCAGCTGACCGATCGTGCCACGCCGCCGGCCGGGACGATCGACGGGCAGATCGTGGCCCAGGCGCTGACCGACACCGATGCGGTGATCGACGGCTACATCTCAGGCCGCTACGCGCTGCCGCTGGCCGAGGTGCCGCCGCTCCTGGCGGACCTCGCCCTGGCGATCGCGATCTACAAGCTCCACGTCTTCGCGCCCGACCCGAAGATCCGCGACGACTATACCGACGCGCTGCGCACGCTGGACAAGATCGCCGGGGGTGCGGTGCGCCTGCCGCTCGCCGGGGTCGAGCCGACCAGCTCCGGCGCGGCGGGCGTGGAGATCATCGATCGCGAGCGGGACTTCACGCCCGAGAACCTGCGCGGGTTCATATGATCCGGGTGGACGAGGTCCGCGCGCGGATCGAGGAGCGGGTTCCGGCGCTGGCCGGGCGCATCGGCACGGCGGGCGAATTCGCCCGCCTGGTCGGCGCCAACCAGCTGCCCCAGCAGACGCCTGCCGCCTTCGTGCTGCCCGGCGCTCTCGCGGGCGGAGCGGCCACCGCTGGCACGGGGCTGTTCCGCCAGTCGTTCGCCGAAGGGGTGAACGTAGTCCTCGTGGTGCGCGTGGCCGGCGATGCGACCGGGGCGCGCGGCGTCGATGAGATCACGCCGCTGATCCGCGCCGTCGTCACCGCCGTCGTCGGATGGGTCCCGGATGGGGCGCTCGGCACCTTCGTGCTGGGACACGGCGACCTGGTCGGCACCGAGGCCGGCTCGCTCGTCTACCAGCTCGATTTCACTCTCGATGACCAGTTGAGGATCTCCACATGATGAAGCCCAAGGCGTCGGCTCGCGTGAGCCAGGACGCGAACTTCGAACACCCGAATGAGGGTGGCAGCTACATCCGGAATGCGGACGGCAGCCTGTCGCGCGTGGAGGGTCCCGGCGGTGACGCGCCGGCCGATCCTGCCGAAACGTCGGCCGACACCCACGAGGCCGGCCCAGCCATTCCTGCCGCCGCCATCCCCTCAGCCGATAGCCAGGAGGGCTGACCATGCCCAATCCGATTCGTTTCGATACCAAGATCATCCTCGCCAAGATCGAGGCCACCTACGGCACCGATCCGACGCCGACCGGCGCCGCCAATGCGATGCTGATGAAAAACGTCGAGATCCGGCCGATGGAAGGGCAGGATGTCTCGCGCAACATCGAGCGGCCCTACATGGGCGCGCAGGAACAGTTTCCCGCCGGCCTCTACAGCGTGCTGACCGGATCGGTCGAACTGGTTGGTTCCGGCAGCACCGGTGTCGCCCCCGCCTGGGGCCCGCTCATGCGCGCCTGCGGCGTGGCCGAGGTGGTAACGGCCGACGCCGTCCCCGGCGACGGCTCCGGCACCGTCAAATACAACCCGGTCACCAACAACCACGAGAGCGTATGCCTCCACTACTATGTCGGCGGCACGCGCCACATCCTGAAGGGATGCCGCGGCACGGCGGAGCTGTCCTGCAATGCCCAAGGCATTCCCGAGGCCAAGTTCACGCTCACCGGGCTGTTCTCCATACCAACCGAACAGACCCGGCCGACGCCGACGCTGACCGGATTTCAGGTGCCGTCCGTGGTTAGCCAGGCCAACACGCCGATCTTCACGATCGACGGGATTTCCCTGGTTATGAACTCGGTCACCTTCAACCTCGGGGGCTCGGTCGCGCCGCGGCTTTGGATCGGACGCGAGGCCGTGATCATCACCGATCGGGCGGAGAGCATCGCCGCCAAGGTCGAAGCCGTGCCGCTGACCACTTTCGATCCGTTCACCAAAGCGAACACCCGGGCTCGCGTCGCCTTCGCGCTGCAGCACGGCACCACGGCGGGCAAGCGGGTGAAGGTTGAGGCCGGGTCCTGCGCCGTCAACCGCCTCTCCGGCTACGAGAACAGCCAGAACATCCTGGAGTGGCCGCTTCAGCTGACGCCGCAGCCCACGGCCGGCGACGATCAGTGGCTCCTCACGCTCTCCTGAGCGGGCCTTCAACACCACTTCAGTAAGGGAAAAGTCGATGGCATTCAAAGTTGTCCAGGAGCGTCAGTTCACCCACCGCGTGAGGATCTTCACGCCGGTCGATGGCGGCCACAAGGAAGAGTCGGTCAAGGTCACCTACCGGGTGATCGATACCGAGCAGGTCGAGGGCTTCGACCTCGGCTCGGTGGAAGACACCACCGAGTTCTTGCGCGCCGTGATCGTGCGCATCGACGAGGTCCTCGCCGAGGACAATTCGCCGCTGCCCTACAACGATGAGCTGCGCGATGCGCTGGTGAAGGTGCCCTACGTCCGCGCCGCGATCGGCCGCGGCTACTTCGAGGGCATCGGCAAGGGCCGCAAGGGAAACTAGAAGCGGCGGCTCGTGCGCTGGTCGGCGGGAAAGCCCCCGCCGGCCGCCGCGAGGCCGCCGAGGATGCGGTGCTGTTCGGGTTCCCGGCCGCACTGGTCGAGGCGATCCGGGGCGCAGGCGATCAGGCCGAGGAGGACTTCGGGGTCTGGCCCGAGAACCGGGACACCGTCGTCGCCTTCGCTGCGATCACCACCCAGTGGCGCGTGGTCGCATTGAGCACGATGGAGCGGGCCCGGATCCACTATGTCGGCCTCGACTATGCCGGCGCCCGGGCGGGGCTTGAAGCGGAAGGCATCGCGGTGACCCCGGAGCTGTGGGCCGGGATCCGGACGATGGAAGCAGCGGCGCGGGCGCTGCTCAACCAGGCGGGGTAGACGTGGCGCTCAAGACATCTCTCGTTATCGGCGGCGATGCCAGCGGCGCGGAGCGGGCGCTGGCCGAAACCGGCGCCGCCTTGGGCGGAGCCGAAAAGGAAGCCCAGGCGCTGGCCCGCGCCTACACCGAGGCGGACGGCGCGATCGGCCGCCTCGCCGCCGCGCAGACCGAAGCCACCCGCGAAATCGAGGCGGCCAAGGCGGCCTACAAGGCCGGCGAGCTGGGCCTCGACCAGTACAATCGCCAGATCCTCGAAACCAAGTCCGCACTCGGCCTGATCCAGACCGAATACCGCGGCGCAATGAAGGGGCTTCAGGCAGCCAACGACGATTTCGACAAGGCGCGTCGTTCCGCCAATGACAACTTCGAAGGGGTCGGCTCCGGCGCCA